TGTCTAAAACAGTCAGGGAAGAGCTTGAGCAGGCTGTACTGGATTTGAGCATCATGCCATCCATGAGATGTCTTATGACGGCTGGTGATGCCCTAAAACGTGAGAATGTGGCTGGCTATAACTGTGCTTATGTTGCCGTGGACACCCCACGAGCATTTGATGAAATTCTGTACATCCTGATGAATGGTACAGGGGTTGGATTCTCTGTTGAGTCGAAATCCGTAAACATGTTGCCAGAAGTGGCTGAAGATTTTCACTATACAGACACAACAATTGTTGTTGCTGATTCCAAGCTTGGTTGGGCAAAGTCCCTCAAGGAATTGATCCACCTTCTATACAGTGGCCAGATTCCAAAGACCGACACGTCAAAGGTTAGAAAAGCCGGATCGATTCTGAAAACTTTCGGTGGTCGTGCATCCGGACCTGAACCCCTTATTGCATTGTTTGATTTTTGTATTGAGACATTCCAGAATGCAGCCGGTCGTAAACTGACCACACTTGAATGTCATGATATCGTCTGCAAGATTGCAGATATTGTTGTGGTGGGTGGTGTTCGTCGTTCTGCACTTATCTCTCTATCTGATCTGTTTGATGATCGTTTGAGAACTGCCAAGTCAGGTGAGTGGTATCACACCCAGAAACAGAGAATGTTGGCAAACAATTCCTATGTGATAAATGATAAAGTTGACATTGGTATATTCATGAAGGAATGGACATCGTTGTATGAGTCCAAGTCCGGTGAACGTGGAATCTTCTCACGTGCTGCATCCAAGAAGAAAGTTGCAGAGAATGGCCGTAGAGACCCGGAATGGGAGTTTGGTACAAACCCATGCTCAGAAATCATTCTACGGTCTGGTGAGTTCTGTAACCTGTCTGAAGTGGTAGTCAGACCTGAAGATACCGAAGAGACACTTGCTGAGAAGGTCCGGAAGGCCACAATCCTTGGAACCTTCCAATCAACTCTCACAAATTTCAAATATCTCAGCAAGAAATGGAAAAACAACTGTGACGAAGAACGGTTGCTGGGTGTGTCCATGACTGGTATCATGGATAATACACTGACCAATGGATTAACCGGTCTGGCTGAACTGGGAAGCCTGTTGCACAGATTGAAGCAGGTTGCAATCGACACCAATAAAGAGTGGGCTGATCGTCTTGGTGTTCCACAATCCAAGGCAGTCACATGTGTGAAGCCGTCCGGTACAGTATCACAGATGGTTCTGTCAAGTTCCGGTATCCACCCATCCTTTGCACCCTTCTACGTCCGGACTGTCCGGAATGACAACAAGGACCCTGTTACCAAGTTCATGAAAGATCAGGGATTCATTGTTGAAGAGGATGTAACCAAGCCAGATACCACGTCTGTTTTCTCATTCCCGATCAAGGCTCCAAAGGATTCCGTGTTCAAAAATGACAGGACGGCTATTGAACAGCTATCATTGTGGCTTACATATCACAGATATTGGTGTGAACACAAACCATCTATCACGGTCTATGTGAAGGAAGATGAATGGATGAAGGTTGGTGCATGGGTATATGAACATCTGGATGAAATGTCTGGTGTATCGTTCCTGCCACATTCTGATCACGTCTATAAGCAGGCTCCATATCAGGAGATAAGTGAAGAGACGTATGAGAATCTATTGAAACTGACACCAGAAAATGTTGACTGGTCCAAGATGGCCGATTACGAAAAAGAAGATCACACTGTTGCATCACAGGAATTGGCTTGTGTTGCTGGTGGATGTGAAATCTAATTGAAGAGCTAACCCTTTTCGGACTCCTTGATCTGGGTCCCCGTGCCGTGGACAGATTTACAAAACGGCTTATATCGTTGTCCACCGAAAAGGGTTATTCATAGCATGGACGTGTAATATAGGCAATACGGCACACTTATTAAAGAGGATGTTATAATGACCACTGTTGAGATGAAAGTAAGTGAGATAAAACCCAAATTGTCACTCATCTTCAAAGATCGTGATGAGTTCATTGAAGAGCAGAAGCAAAATTTTATGGATACTAACAGGGGCAAAGAGATGTATCTGGGGGTTGAATATAAAAAGACAAAATCTTTTTTTGGTAAAGAATCAACAGAACGTGAAGAAATATACGGAATACCAACAGAGGAACAGCTTGAAAACTTTTGGATTACAGGTTTACCATGGAAGTATACACATCACATAGTAACCAGTCCTTACACACCATATTTGTATGCTTTGTTAGCCGGTTCTGTATACTATGACAAAATATCACCTCTATGGAGTACCGTGACGGGTTTAACAGCCTCAAGAAAACTACAGGTTGATGTTGAGGATGTTGAAGCTATCAACCACCTGATGAGGGGTGTGGAACAAAGACAGAAAGCAAGAAAGAAGAAAACATAATGCCCGGTGGACAAATTATTGTATCTGGAAGGAAAAACAATGAAAACAGAATCACTCACAGGAATCGGTGATCTTCAGAGAGCCGTAGCTGAACAGAAAACCCCAACAGTAAAGGTATTGGAAATGGAAAATGCAATTCAAGAGAAGTACGAAAAGGCACTGAGTGATCTGAAGGCCGGTCTGATCACGGAGAGTGAATTCTCTCTGGTCGAAGCTGAGTTCAGAGACTTCAAATCAGGTGATAGAAAAGTTTTGAATGGGTAAGGTTATGAGAAAAACTCAAGAATATGTATTTGGTGATGAGAGCATAACAGTCCGGGATGGTTGCTGGAACTGTAAATACTGGTCATCACCCAATTGCCAGAAGTTCCCCCGACATGAGAAAACCACTTATGAACACTGGTGCTGGCAATTTGAAGAGCATGTGGATCAGTATGGTGAATTGAAAGATACACGTGATGCATCAAGATGGTTTGCATATGATGTTAAATTATAAAGGATGTCCCGGATGACACGTAGTACAATGAAAGCATTAGCATTGGCAGGGTCTTTCTTCTGTTTTATGTATGTGATGCTTGGAATATACATGGGTGGTCTTGTTGCTGTTTGGATGTTGATGATACCAGTCATGTTATCAATGTGTGTACTTGTTGCTATTATCATATACCATATTCTTCTTGATTTCTTTGAATAGAACCGATGATGTCACATAAATATTCCATAATGGAGTATTACCGTGACAATGACACCGTGGATTTACAACAAAGAACCCCTCACTGAAATTCCTGAAGACATGTATGGATTTGTGTATGTCATCACAAACAACGTTACCCAGAAAAAATACATAGGCCGTAAATTTTTCTACATGACCAAGACAAAACAGGTCAATAAGAAGAAAAAGAAATACAAAGCTGAGTCTGATTGGCAGATTTATTATGGATCAAACAAGACCATACAGGCTGAAGTTGCCAAACTTGGCACTGGAGCTTTCCATAGGGAAATACTCCATCTGTGTAAGACCAAGGGTACGGCAAATTACTATGAAGCCAGTGAGATATTCAAACGTGATGCCATCCTCAAGGAAGACTATTATAATGATTGGATGCATGTGAAAGTGAGCAAGAGCCATGTCAAAGAGTAGATTTATACAAATTAAACATTCTGATGTTGCATCAGCAGACCATATGAGATGGTTGTATGATGCATATATCAATGTTGAATTCGTGTCTGAAGTATTCGATCCATACACAGACAGTGGGGGAAATAATTGGTGCACGATTCATATGTCCAACAATAGGGAATATAAGGTCCCTCACCATATTAATGATGTCATGAAGTGGATTTTGGGAAAAGCATAACAGACATGCAATAAGAGGGATTGAGTTTTGTGCAGTGCAGCAATAAATACAGGAGAAGTCGTGGAATCATCCATGGCTTTTTTTGTGGAGAAACACAATGTCTGCTTTGCTAAACTTTTTCAATGGCTTTGACCTATTCGGTGAAGGCCCAATGACACGTATGATGAGAACCGAATATCGTAGAGATTACGAACATGCTGTTAAGAACAAATTCATGTCAGAAGGCCATGCCAAAGCTTTCATAAATCGTGTCAATGTATAAATTATAGGTTGACATAGCCCACCAACTCATGTATATGGTTTACTATTATGACAAATTTGAAATATGAAGATACCCTCACAGAGGAAGAAAAAACCTACTATGACATGTGCATGAAGCATGATTTCATGTATGAAATGTCTGATGACATGTCATGGTATCGGCATGGGGCAGAGACATACAAACGGTTGTATGCTTATGGCAAAGAACACCTGTCCCCAGACCGGTCTGAAGAAATTCTTGAATGGGTAAAATGGAAGAAGTACGGATGATTGAACCTCTGTTGGTGTTGACAAAATCTGATTGCCCATGGTGTGATAAAGCCAAGGCCCTGTTGGATGAGAAAGGTATCAAGTACACCACCATCTCTATTAACGGGGATGTGGGTGCTTGGAAAGTCTTTCTACAGTGGCATGGTATTGAAAAACCTACCATGCCCATGCTATTCTCAACACGGAAGAACGGAGACATCCATCTGATTGGTGGTTACAATGCACTTGAAAACATATTCAAGTTTCAAGATACATACTGGCCATAGGAGATTATGAACATTGCCACATCCACATAAAAACAGACCACCAAAGGGCCGTAGAAAAATCGGCTCCAAGAAAAGACGTGCCCGGTCCAAGAGAAAACTCTCCAAGAAATAATTATCCCTAAGTCTTTATTATAGAACACTTTTTTCGATGAGTCTACCAACCCACGGTTGTAATGTTACAACCTATGGTATATTGACTTTTGAAATGTGTTCCTATATAATGGTGATAACAAAATCACAATGAAAGAAGACGATGAAAAAACGGACAGTCGATAGAGACACCTTTGGTTCAGAGCCGATTCTTGAATCGTATCCCGATGGTGTTGACATTACCAATGCATACAATTGGTATAACTATATGCACGGGTCCAAGAAAGCTTTGGGTCACGTTGTGGAGTTCATGAAGAACGGTGATTATCCGGATGATGAAGTCCAGCAGGTTGCCAACCTCAATTACAAATCGATGATCACACTGGGTGTGTCGGTTGGTTGGATTGCTAGGATAATGACCAATGGGACTGAACTACCATTTGAGATGGTCAACAAGGTTTCTGAGGGTATCAACCATCTGCTCGAAATCAGTCATGACACACCAACCCGTAAACGAAAATCCCCCCAAGTATCAACCCTCATGAAATCATACCAGTATATTGATATGCTGGATGATCAGAAGGATGATGATCTTGAGAACAAGGTCAAGAAGCCTAACATGTATGGTTGGTTGGTTGAGCATGATGTGAAGGGTCCAGTAGCCGTCCATGTCATGGAACATTACAATAAGGTGCTGGAAGAAATTGACGGTGCCCTGAACAAGACACACAAGGATTTTGTTGAAGCCTATCACTGCTACACGAAAGCAGAATTGAAATATATGTCCATGTGGTTCAACACCCTCATTACTGCCTGTGACAAGTTGATCAAGGGATCAACACGGAAACGTAAGAAGAAGGTCAAGACACCCAGACAACAGACAGTTGCAGTCCAGTACCAGAAGGAAGAGCCTAAATACCAAGTGGTATCTGTTGAGCCTGTA